TACCCGTAAACGTGCAGACGCGAAAGACTTTGCCCGCCACGCCGCCCGGCATTGGGTGGTCAAACGTCAGCCCCGGTTGGTTCCGGTCGCCGGCCTCGACGGTGCGAACCGCCTTAGCGATCCGCTGCGCCGCCGGGCGAGAGAACGACACAAACGACTTGCCAGCCGCCTGCCCTGCTCCGTTGCTTGCACCCTGCTCAGCCACGCTCAGCCCTCAACGATACTGACCACCAGCTGCGTGCCGGTTAGGTTGGACTGGGCTGCGTAGTTGCCAGCCGCCAGACGGCCTACGGCAGCCTCGCCGCCCTTTAGCGACACGCAAGGCACGAGAGCCCCTGCGGACAGCTGCCCGAAAGAAACTGCCGCTGTGGCCACCGTGGACAGGTTGCGAGCGAAGAACAGGCCAACGCTAGACATCGTGGCGGTCGTGATTGCCACAGTGCCGGCAGCGTTTGTCCCAGGGGTGAGCGTCAGCGTGTTGATGCCGCTGGCGCTGCAGTCAGCAGTGACGCCAGACGCCACCAGAGCTTGATTGAGCGAGCCCTTGGCTAACTGGGCGTTGATATTCCAGGTGAGATCAGGCATGGCTGCTCCTACTGCTGTGTTGGCGTTCCGAAATATTGCTGAAAGTTCACGGCCTTGTGCACGCGGCGAACCAGAATAGTTGGTGCCCCGCTTGAGATGGCACCTTCCGTCGTGAGCGGCTGCGGATTGCTAGACGGCACCTTGTCGCCGCTGTCGGTGTCGATGACGTAAGCCCGTTTCTTGGTGCCGCCGTCCAGGTAATTCCACCCGACGTTGGGCAGCTGGAGCGGCCACCCGTCAGGGCGATACTCCAGCGTCACCTCGACTTGCCAGTAGCGGACCTCGACTTCGTTTACCACCTCGACGGCAGGCGTGGCTGCGATGCCCGAGCACTTCCATGTGTACGGCTCAGCCCCAAGGTACGAAGACGAGTTTACGGCGTTCGTAACTGTCGTGGCCAACCCGTAGTCAAACGTCTGGCGGTTGCCGCTGATGGACGCTTGCAGCGTCGAAATATCCGCCTGCACGCCCTCAAAGAAATCCTGAGCAGAGTTCTGGAGGGGCGTAAGAACGTCGCCTTCCTCGTAGTAGTAGAGCGCCGGCACTTGCAGGCCCCCGGTGCTCCACTTCCAGATGTCTGCTCGAGCCAGCGGGTTAGGGTCTACGTTCTGCTGCTTGGGCAGTTCGTAGTCCCACGTCACTTCATAGTGCCAGCGTGAGCCGTTGTAGTTGGCGACGCCAACATTCATGGCCTTGCAGTATGACGCCTCTGGGTGGGCAGCCAGAAACGAAATGCCAGGAGCATTGGCGATTGCTGTCTGAGGAGTCGCCGGGTCGTCCACCTCTACGACGAACTTGCGCTGAAAGGTGGGAGCTTCGCCAAACTTCCGCGAAGCGGCGACGGTGGCGAGCTCGGTGTAGGAAAGGATGGCCATCAGGCGGCTGCCCCCAAGATGTCCACCTTTTCCTGCTGCAAGGCCCGAAGCTCGCCACGGATCTCGTCAAGCTTCTGGGTTTGCTTTCGGTATTCGGCAATGGCGGGATCTTCGCGGCCGGTGGCCAGGGCTAGGAACTGGGCCATGCCCTCGCTAGAGCGAACGTCGTTGGCTTTCAAGGCTTCGTTGGACTTGCCGCCAAGGGCGGCGGCACGCTCGGAAAGAATGTCGCCAATGTCGCCACGCTTCCCGGCCATCTTCTCGTCTATGGCTGCAGCCTTTTTAGACGCATCTTCCTGTCGCTTGCGTGCGTCTTCGGCGTCTTTCTTCGCCTTAGCGTCCGCAGCTGCGGCTTCCCTTGCAGCCTTATCGTCTCGTTGCTTCTGTGCCCTTGCTCGCTCACGCTCAGCACGGGCCTCTGAGTCGTTCATTCGCTCTCGGGCACGGTTGACAGCACGCCCTGCCGGGCCTTCCGGCGCGCTCTGCGAAGAGTTGCCGCCAAACACTGCGCGGCTAGCTGCTGCACCGGCGTTAGACGCGGCACCTTCCATCTCTGCAGCGTTTTGCTGAGCTTGTTTTTCGGCGTTTGCCGACAAGTCTTTGCCAAACTTCTCAAGGTCACTGGAAACCCACGAGCCGATGCCTTCAAGGAACTTGCCTAGCCCCATGGCCAACACGTTGCCAGCAATCTGAAACAGATTGAAACCTGCCCGCAAAATCTCTGCGACGGCAGTGAACACGTTGCCGGTAAACTCAAACACAGAGCCAACTTCCTGCAGAGTCACACCAAAACCATCAAACTGGGCTACGGCATTGTCAAAGATGCCAGCGAAGTAGTCCGCCACGTCTAGCAAGGCGTTGGAAATCGTGTCGGCAATGCCGCCGCCTTCGCCTCCGACGTTGTTGAACTCTTCCACGAACGCCAGCAAGTCGTTAGCCAGCGACTCAACGACAGGGGCAAGGTTGCCAACCACCTGGCCGATGATGCCGTCAAAGGTGGCCTTCACCATGTCTAGGGCGCGATTCATGCCGCCGATGGCTTCCACCTGGTCATCGCCCACGATGGCCCCTAGCCTTCGCATACGCTCTTCAACTTCGGCAAGGTTCTGATTCATCAACGGCAGCAACTCAACGCCGGCCTTGCCAAAGATTGAAACGGCGGCGGCTGCTCGCTCCGCTGGTGTTGGCAATGCCGAGATGGCGGCCTGGATGGCCTTAAACTGATCTTCCGGTGCCATTGCCTGCAGTTGCTGAAAGTCCAGCCCAAGCTTGGTAAACGCTTCGGTTTTTCCGCTTTCTGCTGCTTGGCCGATTTCCACGCCAAGCTTTTGAACGGCTCCGGTTACGTCATCAATGCCTGAGAGCTTGGCGGCCATCTGCAACGCTTGCAGCGACTCAACGCCAATGCCCGTGCGTTGTGCCAAGTCGCTCATGGCGTCCACGCCTTGGGCAACATTGGCTGCGTAACTGCCAGCCGCTCGAGCAGCCGACATAAACGCATCGGCGGCCATGCCAATGCCCTTGGCAACCACGGCCCCAATGGCGATGTTCTTGATAAGCGACAGGTCGCTGGAAGTTTTGCGGGCCTGATCGCCCAGCCGGTCCATCGCCTTGGCGGCTTGGTTGGCACCTGACACAACGCCGCCGGCGGACATGCTTGCCCGCATCGCCAGTGCCAGAGTTGTTGCCATACGTCACCGCTTCAGCTTTGAGAGTTCCGCTGCGATCTGTGCGCCAGTCATTGGCGGCCGTTCGATCGGCATGAAATCTTCTTCGTTTGGTGGCCTGCCCTTTGTGTATGGGGCCAGAGTCGCCGCCACTATTCGCCCTGTCTGCCGCCAGCCTCCGAGATCCAAAGGTGCCACGTACCTGTGCATTGCCAGCCAACCCTTGAACTCAGCTACGCTCATCGTGCGGCCAAGTTCCTCAACAGTTCGCCCCAACGTCCCGGCCAGCAGATACACAAAGGCATCCAGCGGCCGGGCTAGGAGTTTTTTCCGATGTCCTCAATCTCCTTCTCGTCTAGGTCGTTGTGCCGCTGAGCAATCTTGAAAAGCCGCGCCCCAACGGTGCCGCTCAGTCCCTTGAGTTGCTCGCTGGTGAAGAGCGGCTTTCCGTCCGCGTCAACTAGGCACTTGCACAAATACCGCGTGCGGTAATCGTCAATGCCCTCTCCCTTGGCTCGCAGGCACGCGAGTTCCCACGCCTGCAACTCGCCAAGCGGCATCGTGCGAACCCACACGTCGCACTTCCACTCAGGCACGTTGACCTTGAGAGACTGCGACTGATCAGCGGCAAGGATTTCTTCAGCAAGCCCCATTACGTTGTCGCTCCTAGTTTGAATGCCACAGAGTATTCCTGTAGCTCTCCTACACTAGCCCGCCATGCAAGCGATTGGATGATTGCAACGCCGTTCCAATACTGCTCCCCGCCTAACCCAAACTTGTACACAACAAAGTCACAAGTCTGCCCGACTAGGGAATCAGTAATCTGACTGCGTGAGCGCATGACGAAAGACGCGGTGCCGTCGTCCGTGTCTGCTGGCCGAAACTTTTTCTTGCGGACAGTAGACGTGCGAGGAGTGACCTCAACGGTGTCAGCTTGCACGCCGTCAATAGACGCACTTGTGACTTCCTCAAAGTCAATGTCTCCGAAGTCGCCACTGATGGTGACGCCGATGCCCTGCGAACTAGTTGCCACGACGGCCTCCCGTCGTTACGACTTCACCTTGAACGTAAGCGACTGCTTTACGAGCTCGCCAACGCTGTAGGCAACACTGGAGCTTGAGACGGTTGCCGTGTAGGTCGTGCTGGCAAACACAAGGTTGCCTGACGTGCCAATAGCTAACGCGGTGGCCCCGTATGCCTCGCAGCTCACCTCGTTGTCAATGAGGGCAGGTGACTGGTAGGTGCGACTTGCACCGCTGGAGAGGCCAAGGTGCGAGTTGTCAAGCAGATCGCCGCCAGGCGTGACAGTGACGCTAGTGACGGTGTACGTGCTGCCGCTGAAGGTGAACGTATTGCCCTGCGAATCAGTCGCCATCGTGGCCTCTCCTAGTGAGTTTTGGGCGGCAAAGCCCTACTCACAAACTAGGCGACCAATAGGCACCCCTTGCAGTTACTTGCCGGACTTATCGGCTTTCTTCGCGGCGTACTTTGCAAGCTGTTTCTGAGCATTTACGAGCCCTTGCCGCAGTTCTTTTGTAAGGCTTGCGGCCACCTGCGGGCTGACTTGTTCCCATGTCTTTCGCACCGGGTGCTGGGCCTTCACGGCTGGCAGCACAAGCACCTCGCCAGCCTTGGCGGCCTTGAAAAAAGACTTAGGGTACTTCGGCGTGGCCTGCACGACCTTGCGTCCGCCCTTCACCATTCTTTGGCGACGGATGGAAAAAGGCCCAAGGCTTCCAAAACTGGACGCAATCATAAAACCACGGCTTGATCGTGTTTTGACTTTGCGCTCCTTGGTTCCGAACTCAATCCAGAACTGATGGAAAGCCCTGTCTGCACCCTTTTTCACTTTGCCGCCTTGAGCCACTTTCGCCTTTCCGGTTCCGGCCTTCACGTATCCGACGATTGCCGCGCCAGTGCCGCTTTCGGCGTAACGCACAGACTTAATTTTCACCGCTCTCGCAAGGTTGCCCGTTGGCCCTTTTGGCGAGTTTGCCTTCAACGCTGCCACGGCCGGAAGCATTGCACGCTTCACGGCTGCGCCTTGCGTGATTGCAGAAAGCCCTTTCGGCAACTGACGGAATCCTTCTCTGAGCTCCTCAAAGTCTGGGAACTCAAACTTTATGGCTGGCATTGCCATCACGTTGCCTCATTGATTCGGAAGTCAAACGTCTGCACTACTGAGTAGTACGGCAGCATCTGGTCATCGGCTGGCAAGTCCACGCCATCGGCCTCAGTCTGCAGCGTGCTCCGCTGGATCGTCACGCCGGCCGTCGTGCCAGTCCAGCCATCCACCGCCAGGCGTACCGCTCGAGCAATTGACTTCACGCTCGTATATGACGTGCCGTAGGTGGTCAGCTGCAGCGTCACTAAAGGGTTACCGACGTTGCCGGCCAGCGACTGGGGACGCTCAACGGCGGTGCGTTGGTACACGACGAGCGGCAGCGGCGCGCCCTGTGGGGCAATCAGCGGGTACACACGCGTGCTGATGAGCGAAGAGACGGCCGTGCGGCTCGTCAGGCGTGCGTACAGAAATGCTTCTGGGGCTTCGGGCAGGCTCATGGCGTGTTCCTTATGCCACCGTTACCGGATCTGAAAGCGGTCCATCCCCAACGGCGTTCACGGCGCGGACTTGCATCACGGAACCGACTACATACGTGTCCGAACTAGATTCGGTCCACGGATTGTTTGGGTCGTCAGGCTCCACCAGAACGCCGTTTCTGTAGAGCTTGTACCCCGTGAGAGCAGAGCCGCCGTCACTGGGAGTTGTCCATTGAATCAGTTCCGTATCCCTAGCCGTGTAAATCACAGGAGCGGAAGGAACAGTAGGCACGAAAGATGCGTCTCTTTTTTCAGTGCAGACGATTTCCTGATAATCCAGCCTGTCGTGTTCCGTTATTTGGCCGATCTCCAGAACCCTGTTTCGGTACACAATCCGCATGGCTGACGTGAGACCGTTGAGGTAACGAATCCGCACCTTGTGGCTCATGAATCCAACGGCTTCGGCGTACCGCTCAGTTTCCCGAGCCGACAGCGGCTGCACGTCGGCCCACACGGTGGCAAAGGTTGACCACGTTAGCACCGGCTCGCCAACCTCGTTTGCCGTTGGAGACGGTTGCTGAATCGTCACGCGTGTCCACATTTTTCCAGCAGGAAGCATCATCAGCAATAACTCCCCCACCGCAGCGTGTTGAGCATCGCTTTGACGCCAAACGGAACCTCATTCAAGGCCGCCTCTTGGGCTGCGTCACGGTTGCTCCACAGTTGCGAGACGATCAGGAGAATGGCAGACTTCACCGGGGCCGGCACGCTCGTGCCGTCTGACGAGTAGCCAGCCCACCACGTCACCGTGACGCTGTTCTGATCAACAAGGTGCGAGGGCCACGTCTGGCCGTACAGCGGGCGGCAAACCCCCGGCGTGGCCTGGCGGTCCACCCGGTACGACGTGGAGTCCAGCGTGGCCGTGGTGCCGCTCACAGCGGGCGTGTACGTGATCGTGATGGCCGTGGCCGTTCCGGCCGTCACCATCGGCGGGCGTGGCAACTCCAAGTCCAACTGCGGCACGGTGCCTTGGCGGCCGTCAATGTTGTTGCCGTCCGCCTTCAAGCCAAACTGCACCGGCGAGCCGATGGCCCCGTAGAACGAGTCCACGCGCATCTGCCACCGCGTATTACAAAACGTCCGGTCGCAATAATCCTCAGCCCAACGGGTAGCCGCCGTGATAAGGTTGCCAATCAGGGCATCGTCGTCTGTGTTGTCAATGCGCAGGTGCAGCTTGGCCTCTGCCAGCGTTACGGGGTTGCTGGCGGGTTCCGTACTGCGAATAAGGCTGCGGTATCTCATCGGCGCTTTCTCCTGCGCGGTGCGTCTGCGGTTTCCACGTCGCGGCGCTCAACGGTCGCCACCTCGAGCAGGGGCTGCTCCTCGACGTGATTGACGGCGTAGCCATGCAGCACAAGGCTCTTGGCTGGCCCCTTGTCCATCACGATCACGTCACCGCGTCTGTACGCTTGGTAGGGCCGAACGAAACGGATACGGTCTTGATCATCTCTCATGCGCTTATCTCCCCGTGCTCAATGCTGCCCCACGCCTCGGGCGGCCTGCGGCCACCCTTGTTCCAGTAGTCGCTGGGGCTCTGGTAGACGGGCTTGAGATCCCGGCCCGGCCAAGTGAACTTGAGTTCTGCGTGGCCAATCGCCACCTGTGGGGCAATGCCCAGCGTGTTGCCAGCGGCCTTGAACTGACGCCAGAAGTGAATATCCGGGTCTGTCCGCGTCACTTCGCCGGCCGGTGCGTCACCCCAATGGCCATCTGGCCTGGGCGTGCCAAGAAACCACGGGGCAGCCGTCCGCTTGAGTGCTGACGAGCGGATAAGCGTGCAGCCGAAATGGGCCGTTTGGACGGGTTGAACGACAGCTTCAAACCACGCATTTGGCAGCTGCACCATGCCAATGGTG